CACTCCGTAGGCACCGCAGGTTGTCCTATTAATGTAGCTATCCATAACCTGGATCATACCTACAAAGCACGCGTGCCCCGTGGGGCTAAAACTAACTGCGCTTCCGCAGCTCGATTGTACCAACGTAGGGTTTCAGAACCCCCCCCGTTATACCATTCTTCAACACGCGTTTCCGCGTAGAGATTTGAAAGGTCTCAGGAGGCCGTTTCCGCCTACAAGGCACACACCCATAACAATGAGTGCAATTCCTAGTTTCCCACTAGTAGCTCGCGCTAAGGATGGGGCTAATTTTAGTCCGAACCCAACCAGATCGGACACCAATAACCAACAAGTGACTGAAACTTTACCACTCACTAGATCGAACGTGAGTGACAAGCCAGGCATTGTCAACTATGTGCCTGCGATGCTTATGACATACATCTAAGGGACCGGCATCGGCCCTTTGTTTCTTAAGGAAACAACTCTACGACTCAGCCGCGTCAGGTGGCGGAGTAGTTAGCTCAGAGAGCGAGACAAATCGCATCAAAGCCGATAGCATAATGCTATCAGCCGACGGTTCTATCTTGGTGTCGTCAACACCAAACTTCGTAACTCCACCAACTCTGATCTTACCAGAATCCGCTTCAGTCGCTGAAGATCCTTCAACAGCAACTACCGGAGCGTTTAAACGCGCCGGGATCGGATCGAGAAACTCAATCACGTACTCGAATTCTAGGCGACCGATTGGTTGCCCGTTAACTTGGGTCTGCTTTCCTAAAATAAGGAAAGCTGGGATATACGAAACAATGTCCTCTAAGGACACGTTCCCGTCGTAGTAAGGATACCACGCCTTCGACCAACGACTACTATCAAACACGAGCGTATTCGCTCTAGTGCCTGGAGGGCCCCATACAGGGCCTATCGAATTATGAGCTAAAGAGCCCAACTCCGACATAGTATTGGGAAGGAGATCCAACCCGTCATATGTTGCTCCCATGCCTACTGTCCCAGACTGGGATGTCGGCGACGAGGTAATAAAACTGACTCTACAAGAAAGCCACCTATACCTCGAGAAATTCTGTGCCACCCCCTTTAAATAGGGGAGAGCAATCGGGGTGACAGCGTATCTCACACCGGAAAATCCAGTGGATCCAAACACTTCTTCTAGCACCTCCGAGTGTGCAACAGTCATCCGACCATTGCTTCCAGAGAATCTTGGTTGCACGTTGATCCGCGCCTGCCCACTAGTGGCTGGCACAGATACCGCCATACGACCACGGGGTCGTACTCTACGACGCCTCTGACGAGGCGAAGACACTTGGGCTCCATTATTGGATGGAGCTTGCACCACACGAATAACCGAGCGGATTGGTTGTACAGAACGTCTATTTCCAGCAGGTGGGGCTATAGTAACAGCCCCTCCACGATTCCGAGAGAGTATTAATGACATTCTTTTGACTCAGGCACAACGACCGAGTCGCAACCGGACAGGATCTCCTGCTGGGATGGATGATTTCTCATTTCATCAACCAGTTGGGCCCTATACTCAGGTGAATGAGCATGTGACGCAGGAGAGCGAGAAAGATACCGATACACGGTGCGTAACCATTGTGTAGGATAACCAGCCCAAGTGCCCTCAAAGCGCGTTGAACAAAATTCAAACACGCCAAAAGCACTCAAAGGCTTATAATCCTTCACATGGAAACCATACTCCTCATAGGAAGCTACAGCACCGCGCAAGAAACTCTCAACACCATCATCCCCCATTGCAATAATCCAACGAACACCAATTAACCAGGCCAACATGACACGCATCCGCGAATTAGTGGAACTCGTATTATACGAGCCAGACGCCTGAATGCCGGGAATTGTCTGAGCCAAGAGAGTACCGTCACTAAGGCTAAACACCTTACGAGCGACAGCATAACCCCTAAACCACAATAAGTGTTCAAGGGCAGATCCGGAAGGCGCACCGTATAACGCTGCACGACAATCCATATCCATCTCGAGGAGCCAACTCTGCACGCACCAGTCCCATCCTGAAATATCAGTCTCAACCAATTGTCCGAAGACTCCTTGGGCGACTGTTACACAGGCAAACAAAATGCGCAAACCGATGTCATGAAGACCCATTCCAGGCTTAGACGGAATGGAGGCCCATTTCTCTATCTCTTTCGAGTTCTGCTTAGAGCACAAAGCGCGCTCAATAAGCTGATCTACAATAGAGACATTAGAGATGATTCTCAACTTCCCATCCTTAATTTTCTGGATCTTGTGTGGTTCATTCTTGATGAAGACCTTTACAGGGTCCTGCAAACCAAGTTTGACAAGCTCAACAGAAGAAAGCTTGGAGATGTCCTCTTTAGACATAGCACAAATCCGCTGCACACGATCTGCAACGGCCGAAAAGATAAGACCACGATGTGACTCAGACTTGAACAAGTCCGAGTTCTTCTTAGCTAACCTAACAAACGGAACACCAGGAGAAGAATTAGGTTGTACCTGTGTCTCAACTATCTGGGGCAACCGCAGACCGCGAATCAAACCCTCCATAGACATCTTACAGAAGTCTACGGGAGTCCGCCACACACCACCATCTATGAAGATGGGGTAGGGCTTGGAGCGGGGGTACTCTTCGAGGACCCGCACTTTGACTTGCGCTTTCTGCGCTTCCGTTGGTTCTCTTCCTTGGGAGAAGAGGGAGCTGTGGTATCGGAGGGAGCCGGCTTCGGCTTTCCCTCCGGCTTTTGGCCAGGCGTAGCCGGAGAGTCCGGCGAAGGTGGCGAATGCGGTTTCGGGGGGGGGGTTTGAGGGTTTGCCTCCTCCGCCTTGAATGGCGATGGTTCCTGCTTCTTGGAGGCGGACTCCGATTTCTTCGGCGTGGCCTTCTTGCCACTCAAACCCGGCGATGTCCCTAACGGAGTCCCCGGGACAGGAATTGAGGACTCCGACGGAAAATCCGACGGTTCCCACAAGGCAGCCGATTCCAAACCAGTAAACTCCCAATCATCATCATCCTCTAAATCTGCCCACGGAACATTTGACCCAGTATAATCCTGGTTCACATCGTAGGAGCGAGTATAAAGGCCGGCGCGAGATGTAACAACATCAATATCAAGCGAACCGACACGAAGGGAATCACGGTACAAAGCAATGTCTTCCAAATCACCAGTCCAATCCTTGGTGTCATCGTACTCAACTTCACGCCAAGCCCACGCAGGTTGATCTGACTCATTGCGATTTAAAGCAAGATTCAAAGCAGACCCACGGTTATAAGAAGACGTGGAAGCACCCAAATGGATGCCTACTACACAGTTCTTTGCGACGAGAGGAGCACCAGACCAGCCAGCTTCAGTAGAGCAAGAATGCAATACGTGGCCAACGCGAGAGGTGACGGGTTTAATGGTAGAGAAAGACGTAGCCCAACTGCCCCCATCAACCCCGAAGGTTTGTCCAGAAGCAATCTTTGGCATCGGTGCCAAGGGTAACGCGGAAACTCCTAGTGCTGCCCAGACATGGTCTGGTACTTCCAACAATGCAAAATCTAACGAAGAGACTCGAGAAGAAGATACTACCACCCAGCCACCATCCATAGGGACCTGATTCTTAAGATTAGACATAACAACCTGGTCAATACCATAACGACGGATTTCCTTCAATACATGCATAGCTGTGAGCAAGAAAGTCTTCTTACCCAACTTTACCCGAGATCCGCATCCTAAAACTTTGTGAGAAGTAGGATTGACAAAACATACAACCCCTTTGGGGGCTGTGTCTAATGACAAAACGGCGGCACCGGTAGCAGCCTCTAAACCCATACGGGGAGGCAGCGACGCAATGTTGAAGTGGCCTAGTGGAGACTCCTTCGAACCACGGACATGGACCACTGAACCATCTCTAAGAACACATCTAAGATAAGGACCATCAGTATCGAACAATAACTGCCCGAGATAGTCTTTAGGTTTGAGTGGAGTGGTAAAAGCGGAACGCACAGAACGAACCAAGAACATGAAGCGTGCAAATTTATAAAAATAATGGCCACCAATAAAGATAAAAGGCGACAACACGGCATAAACACTGCTCTCTAGAACGACACTGTACCACTGGGACCAAGGTAATCTCAAGACACAATTAACGTAATAAACGTAATAGTTGCCGAGATAAACGGTGTAGCCAGAGATATACTTTGCACAAGGAATAACAACACTTTCAGTCACGTGGAGGCGAAACCAAGAACACACGACTGGAATGATCATATGCCATAATTCAATCAAATTTTCTGTGCGGCACAAAGCCACAACAAAGAAAACGAGAAAAATGTCTCGAAATGAGAT